CGTAAAGAACATCTTTTTCGGATGCAGCTAAGAAGTCTGTTTGAGGTCCTTCGTTAGGCATAAATGCCACATGAGAACCTGTACTGTCTAAATGTTTTTGTATTTGATCAGGAAGTGCTTTACTTTCTGACTTAGTAATAACATTAGACGTTAAAACTTTTTCTTCAGTGTCAAGTTCTTTCTTGACTCTTGCTAAACTTCTTGTTAGCTTTTGAACTTTCTTTGACTTCTTAGTTAATTTGTTTTTAGCTCTTACTGCTAATTGCAAATCTGAAAGCTCTGAATTTTTAGGTCTACCGGGCTTACGCTTTGGTGTACCATCTTTCTTTAGTATATAGCTCCCATCAGGGTTTGTCAAGTAATTCTTAGGATTTTTTTCCCAATCTTCCATATATTTTATCTACGTATTTTTTTAATCCGGGTCTTGACATTCTTCTTCCTGTTTCAGCTTCAAGCCAATCCACCCCAATGCCTAAACTAATTTCATTATGAAAAACAGAATCAGCTACTTCTTTAAGTACTTCTATTTCTTTATCTACAGGTTTAAGATAACCATCGAAGTTTTCATCAACCTCATAACCAAAAGGTATAGTTGAAGAAGTTCTTCGTATATAATTATCAGGAACAAACATTATGTTTTTTTTTCGTTTTTTTTACCAAAAATTCTATCCCAGTTATCTCTATAGTCTTGTGTATAGAATCCGGGTCTAGGATTGGCTCCTTTACTGTCTGATTTTTTATAGACGTGGTTTCTAAATGAAACTGGCTTTTCGTCACTACCTATTTGTTTTCCCATATTTATATTATATTTTTATTTTAAGAGGTTTATAAACAAAGTAAGTTGCAAGTAGTCCCGATGCTATAGCTGTTAATGCAGCTTCGCCAAATACACCAGCAAAGTGAGACGGATGAACCATCAAATCACCAACAAAACAAGCTGATGCAATCGTTACTCCATGAAACCATTTTTTATCTTTGTATTCTTTAAGAACAGTATAGCCAAGTAAAACTGCTCCAAAACCTGCAATAATTCCTGTTTTGTTTGCTTTAATCCAGTGGTCAAATGTAAGAGCAAATAAGTTGCCTTGTACCATCATAGGAAAGCAAACATAACAAGCCTGTTGCCATTTAATAAAAAAGTCTTTTGTTATTTGTTTTACCATTACCACTTTACCTTGTCAGCCCAATAAGCTGCTGAGAGTTTACCTTTGGCTATGTTCTTAGCGTGTCTAGCTTTGAATGATTTACGTTTAGCTTTCATACGTGCTGACTCACCTGCTTTAGGTTTACCTGCAGTTTTAGCTCCTTGCTCACCAAACCTAATAGTCTTAATCTTATCACCAACTTTAGCCACAACAATGTGTGACTTAGTAGGATGATTGGGAGTACGCTTGGGTTTGTTGTAACCACTTACTCCTGCTCGTTTTAATCTACCATCTACTTTACCACCTTTAGCCATTCTATGTTTAGCAGTTTTTTTTGCAATCTTTTCTGGTTGAGGTACATGTTGTTTACCTTCTTTATTACCTTTAGCTTTTGCTGCGTTGGTTGCAGCTTTTTCTGAAGAACTTAATTCTTTCCAAGCTGAATCAGGTAAGTATCTTTTTTTACCTTCACTTTCAGAACCATCAGAGGTTCTCCACTTTTGTTTACCCCATTCTATTAATGACTTTTGAGCTTTCTTTAATAGTGACATTACTTGTATCCTCCACCAGCTTTCTTATAAGCTTTGGCTAACATTTGTGCTTTACGTGCAGACCACTGACCAGCTTTACCACCTTTAGTTCCTGCTTTAATACGTTGAAATAGTCGTTTACGTAATCCGGGCTTGGTATAGTTACCTGCTTCGTTGACTTTTGATTTAGCCTTACCACCTTTGCGAAGTTGTAATCTTTCTAATAACATCAGTGTATAATCCTATCTTCTTCTTTAGGTATAGTATTAAGGTGTTCTTTTTCTAACTCATCATCCACATAGATGCTGTCTAACTCACCTACAACAACCAAATGGTTCTGGGCTGCAGCTATTTCTGCTTTCTCATAGGAGGAAGCTACGATGTTAGGACCTGCAAAGGTTGTACCGTAGGCTTCAATCTCAGTCAGAAATATCTTCATATTCTCCATCTTCTATATCTAATGGGGCTTTATCTGGCATTAAAAAAATTCCACCTGCATTCATGTTATGTGTTACGTCTACTTTATCTATTTTACCAACACCTACTCTATCTAATAAAGTTTGAGCTGCTGTAAGTTTATTATTTGCTTGAATGATAGGTTTCTTAGAATCCATAATTTCTACAAGCTTAAAAGCTGCTTTAGGAGCTGCGTTGGCTAGAATCTCTTGAGTGAGTTCTAGTATCTCAGACTTTAAAGTCTTTACAACATGATGGTAGTGACTTTTATACCCTGCAAGTTCTGCAGCCTTTTTAGCATCTCCTTGACATTCTACAAGGTGCTCTAGGAAAGACTCTTGTTTTTCTGTAAGTTCTCTTTTAGTTTGAGTTTTATCTATGCTTGGTAATATAGCCATGTTCTTTATTATAGCTTTACCTGAGAAACTTGTCAAGTTTTTAAAGTTTTTTTATGTACCTCTTGACAAAACCGTCATACGGATGTATAATAACTTTAGTGCCCCCCGGGTTCAAATAGTCCCTCCAGAGGACCCTCCTCGTCTAATTCTAGACAAAGAATTGTTTAAAAACATCCCCCTAAATATATCTTAATTAATACCTTAAAGACTATAAAGTTTTTGTAGTCTTTATAGCCCGACTGTAAACTAGATAGTCCTTATCTGGTTAATGCCATATTTCTTGTATAATGTGTAACCATGCTATATATACCTATGGGTGGTGGGGTGGTCTCCTGCCCTAGGGGGTACATAACAGACCTAGTAGGACTTTAGAGTTCTTAATTGAGATGTGAATAGAACTCTAGAGTCTATGAGGTTTATGATGTTATGTTTAGTTTCATTATAACTGAATCACTTTTCCAGACTTCAGAGTTCTAAAGTCACCATATTATAGTTAAGTCTCCCGTAAATCCTCCTAGGTCTTTGAGAACCTTATCAGCTTTCATCTGCACATGGGACACATAGTGTCTTTTGCACTACAGCATACTAGTTTACAAAGTCCTATTAAGTTTAAAGAGTTATTATGTTTAAAAACAATGGGGTTTGAAGACATATCATGCCAGAAAAGATTGTCAAGACTTTTCAACCTAAAGGCTACTTCGTAGGTCTTGACAATCTTTTCTTTACTGTCATGATATGTCAGTGCCATGTGCAGAAGAAACCCTCAAAGAACCTCAAAGTCCTTGGAGGATTTTCTCCTGTTTGTTAACTATAATATGGAGACTTTTATGTCGGATATATATATTATACTTACTGATCGTAATGGTATTGAATATCGTTGTGATTCAGTTAGTGAAGCTCTTGCAGTTTCTAACTACATAGTTAGTAAGTTCGGAGCTTTAAAAATGGTGAAATCAAATAGCATTCCAATGTTAGATGATTTTGAAAGAATAACTAGCTATTTCAACACAAAGGAGGTAAACAATGGCTAAATATAATGAAACTAAACTTCAATCAGCAGAGAGAGTTCTTGCTAGTATAACTGGCAAAGCTCATGCTAACAACAATGTTAGTATGTACAGAGTACCATCTAATATGCTGATTGATGCATACAGAGATAAACTTGCTGCTTCTGTTTTGAAAAAGCATAAAGAGTTATCTAAAAGAGATTTAACAAAATCTTATGGTAATCCTCTGTATGCTAACATGAGTTCAACATATGCACCTGAAAAAGGTATAACCTTTCTTCAATCGCAAACAATGTTGGTAAATGCATTGAAAGGTAAGTTCGATAAGAAGTTCATCAAAGAGCTTCTTGATTCTACTGAGAACTATTTAGTTCAAAATGCAAAGAAGAAAGCTAGTAAAGCATAACTTCTTATCGAGTTGAACTCAAAACCTCAAAGTCCTCAATGGGCTTTGGGGTTTTTTTATGTCTGTTATGTACTTTTTTTTTAGAGACCACTGACCACCACCCTAAATATTATAAATAAATAATATAAATAAATAATATAAGCTACAAAATATTTATAAATTTATAAATTAGGAAGGTATTGATGGTGTTGATGGCAGTTATGTAATATTTATGCAACAATTATGTAATATTTATGTGAAATTTATGTAAATTATATTACAAAAGCTGTACTTTTATTATAATTTTATAAGAAAAAAGTATATAAAATATTTAATTTTTTAATTTATTTATTTATTTCAAGTATACTTGGGCTTGACAAACTTGGAAAAGTGTGCGATCTTGTAAAAGCAATCGGCACAAGCCGACTGGAAATCTTATATATTTTATGGAGGACACTATGTCAAATATAAGCGACAACAAAAAACTTTCTACTTCTGATGTAGAATACTATAGTAATTTCGAGAACCTCGAGGTTAATATTGATGGCAATGAACCATATGAATTGTATGATTCGTCTGATGATAACATGGTTGAGAGAGATCACTTAGATATTCTTGAGTTCTGTGCCGAGCTTGAATCTTATGAGTATCTTGACGATTGTAAATTTGATTACTTGGAGGTGTAATTATGGCTGGTAAAAAACGATTAACTAAATCTCAAAGATTAAATAATTCTGCTAAGTTTGAGGATATTAAATCTGCAAAACACAGAATTATTGTTAGCTTCAATGATGAAGAAAAAGCAAAAAGATACCTAAGATCAGAAGGTTATAGGTATCAAGAAGTCTATTCTCACAAAGAAGATAGAGCTTTGTTATACAAGAACTTCAAAAATTCTTGGGTCAAGTTAGCGTCAACATTTGATTATCTCAATGATAATACTATGGAGATGGGAACTGTTTGGGTAATTGAAACAATTTAATTTAGGAGATAACTATGAGTTTTAATACAGCATACTTAAATACAAGCACACATGGTAGTAAAGATTTTACTGCAGGTCTTGATGAAATTGTAATATCTATGGATATAGATTGGTCTGATGGAATTGATAGAGGAACTTTATCTATTCCAAAACATTATGCAAAGGTTGATGTAGATTGTATACTTGCTAATGGAGAGTATCAAAATTTTAAAAGAAGAAGTGTATTTAGGTTTGAGTTTAGACCTCAATTTGGATTTCACTTAAAACCTTTTGAAGAACATAGAGATAATCTTATTGGACCAATGGGTAATGGAGTCTTTGCCGAAGTATCTAGTACAATTACTGATCAATTAAGTAAGATGGTCGGCTATCCAATATCAAGATATATACCTGTTCATGATAGATATGAAACACAAGAAATGTATGATGTTTTGTGTAGATAAAATCTTTAACAAGTATACTTGGGCTTGACATTCGCTTTCGGTTGTGGCATCCTGTAAAGCGAATCGAGGGCAAAGCCTTCACGAATATAAAGTAAAAGAGCTGACAATAGATCAGATAAAATAATATCACTTTGTATTCAGGGATATGGAGAAACACCAGCGTAAATAAAGTTTAAAGATAACCTGCATGAAACTCCCCCGAACCATACAGACATCATTGCGATTGTATGTGTAAATTCCCATTTGCTAGTTGATGGGTACAAACTAACTAGAACTCAATGGGAGTTGTATATCCAAGTTGAGTATAAATAAATACAAAGGTGGTATACCAGTTTGGTAGTTCTGCAAAAACTACCACCTTTATTAACCTTAATAACTATGGAGATAGATATGTCAAAATTGATATACAGCAGAAATGGTAGTGCGACTACTGAAAGCATTAAAAATGCATCACCTATGATTCAAGCAATATGGAATCAAGCACACAGCTTTGGTGCTAATATTGTTAGAGTAAGAGCAGAAAAGAATAGATTTGGTACTGATACAGGTCGTACTTTTAATTCTTTTCATCATGAAAAAGTATCAGTCTATAAGCAAAAAGACCAAGTGCATGAGAGTAATGCCTTGTATTTTGCTCAAAAGATACCTGTAACTAAAGCAAATACAGGGATGCAGATACTTGAAGTTGCTTCTAATCTTGATGTTCAAGATACTTTGGATATCATTGATGAGATTCAATACTATTCAGAGACTTCCTTTCTAGGAAGACTTTGGAATCGTATTAGATATGGTGTTCCCATGTCTATAAATTCCTAGTCATAATAATCTAGGTAGTGCATGGATTAAAATTCCTGTCCATGTATCTCAAGAACAAGGTGCAGAGTTTGGTAGTTTACTGTGGAGAAAAAACTACCCATTATTTTTAACCAACATAATAAAAGGAGATATATTATGGCACAGATGAGAGTAAAAGACCAAGACCTAGTTGTAGAACAGGTTGTAGAAAAGATTGAAGCTACTGAACTTGATAAGTTCAAAGCTCGTAAAGATGTTCAAGAAGTTCAATCTGATATTGAAGCAAGAATTGAAGTAATTTCAAAACTTTTTGAACAATATAAAGAGCTTGAAGAAACTATTAAAGCTGAACAACAAGAACTAAAAGATTTAGTTCAAGGATTTCAAAAAGCTAATGGTTTTGAATATAGTTCTTATGCCACTAAACAAGGTATATGGTTAGACAATATTTCAACATATGGTGTTTCAGTTCCTACACTAAAAATTGTATGGCAACTACCTTATACAACAAAGCATGAGATATCTACTAAACTCAGACTTCAAACTATGGGTGGAGACTTTGATGTCTACAAACTTATTGAGGAGTTGACATCAGAGTTTAGTTCATAGTATACTAACTCATCAGTACCTAGAGTATGAGTATAAAATATGATTAGGTGTAGGTTGGTAGTCCTACACAAAAAACTACCACTTAATTTTATAGGAGATAAATATGGGCATGATTATTTTAGATACACCTGAACAAATTCAAATGGCTAGATACTTGACCATGAGGTCTGGTCTAAAGTTAGAGATTCAAGGATTAAGATTAACTCGTGGTGTTAATTGTTATAAGATGGTCAAAGATACTTTTGGATTCAAAGGCTCGAAACAAAAAGTCTTAG